TGCAGTAATCCCGTGATTTTTGTGTAAGTTAAGAAGTCGTTCAAACGAAAAAGCATCAGTCCATTCCCTTAGTCCTAGAATTTCATTGGATGTGTATAGGCCCCTCCAGTCACGGAGAAACTCATGAGCTTTATTATAATTAAGATTAAAACCAATAAAGCCTGTTTCAGAATAATCAATGATACCTTCACGTCCAAGGTGAACCAGATCTGCCGTGTCTGGAAAAACAAGATTCAAAAGGTTAGTGTCTACTTTCTTTGTGGTAATCACATCAGCATCGATCCAACACAACCAACCCATGTCCTTCTTTGAAGACATGTACCTCACATGATCACATAAGGCGAAAACCTTATGGCTGAATTTAACAGCGTCCATTCGATAGTTGTACGGCTCACCACCATTAAACTGAGCGTTCTTTTTCTTGAATGTATTTAGATCTGTGTTCTTATCCAGAGACACATAGTTAATATTCTTTGCTTTAATAACATCCTTTGGGAGCTTACCACCATCATAGTACACAGTGAGTCTGATGTTCTTGGGCCAGAACTTTACCCAGCTTTCGATAAAACGTCGGGCATATACTTCATAGTCACTGATCCTGAAAGATGTGATTACGGTAATAGGGGTGTGTAGATCTAGTCTAGTGTTTGAGGCTGCGGTCATCTGTTGTGCTCCTGTAGGTTCAAATGTTAATAGAGTAATCTTTGTGGACCCAGATTATCAAACTCGTTTACCCATGCCTGAGAAAATGGACAAGTCCTGTATTGTGGGAACCATGGACCACCCTCGGTATAGTGGATGGCCTTTGGTGTGACGCCCTCATTTTCATCCCCGATAAAATTCCATTCGACCGGGATGTCTCCGATCAGGTCTGGGGAAGACAGCCAACCAAACTGATGTAGATGTGAGCCCATGGATGTGTTCACGGTCATAACATCTAGTTTATTATTTTCGGGGTGGCCCATGTTGAAGATCATCAGACTGCTCCAAAGTTTCATATTGTAAGCCGACTGAATCCTACCGTCCATCTTCACCAAGGACTTCGGCTTGTAGTCATGCTTGACGACCGAGACCGCTTTGGTATCGTCGAAGTGATCCGAGATCATTTCTTGAATATCACCCAGAAACAGAAAATCACAATCGAGAAAAACAACAGGTCCTTCAGATATTCCATTTCGTCTGGCAAGCTCGGGTACAAGGAATCTTGTAAAAGCAAACTCAGTTGAAAAAGGTCGTCCGTCGATTTCATCCCAGTAGTCTCCTTTCTCATCAACCCTCCATGTGCGCCAAAACTTCTTAGCATCTCGAAGTTCTTGGTGTCGTAGCGGGATGATGTTTTTCTCACTCAGACTCGGGGAGTTTCTAAGGATAGAAGCGTGGCATACACGGTACACCACGTCTTCTCGGTTGTCATAACCGACAAATATTTTAGTCATTGTAGTACTTTACCAGTTTAAAAAGGATGGAGGATTTCTAGATTTATAGCTACGTCTCAGGCGGCCGCTTTGAAATTCTAAGACAGCGCCTTTTTCGTTACACAAAGCATTAAGATAAGACCTCCAAAGTTCTCTGGCATTCTCTGCCGCTACTTCGTAGCTGTTGTAGGCCCGGTCGCTTTCAGACATTGTGATGTCATGTAGTTCTTCCTGACGCTTCCGAATCTCTTCGGAAAGTTCTTCAATTCTTTTTGTTTTATCCTCGTCGTTGGTAGTCATATATATATATATTCCCTAATATAATTGTGCTTGATTGGTTTGTATATGGTAAAAGGTTTCCCCTTTGTCAAGGTATCTATTACTAGCTTCCTTAACTTCTGAAGATCTCACCACATCCGAAGGGATCTTCCAGAAGTTACCACCGTCTGAGGAGATGACATAGAACGTCAGATGATCTTCGCTGTACTTATCAAGCAGTCTCTTCTTCCTTGCTGGAATACGAATCTCTGACCAATGATCTGGCCACTTACCCTTCCATGAGTACTTCATCTCGGCCTCATGAAAGAAACTCTCCCCGTCCTTGGTTGTCTCGATATCTGCGTAGTAATTTTCTTTGCTGTTGACAATAGAGTGACCCTCTTTTTGCAGGTGATTACTGATGATATCTTTTGCGGTTTTGTCCGCCATGTTATACAGGCTACGTGAGAATTTCTTTTTTAGCATCAGAGGATCTCACAGACGCCACCGGCACAGGCAAGCTCTTGTGATGCGACAGTGTTATCCTCTTTCTCATACGTGGATAGTCCTGTCCAATCAATATCCTTTGGCATGGTCATAAGCATTTCCTTATACTGCTGCTCGTTGATATCGGTGTACGGTGCTTGTTGATAGACATGGTCATCATTATTTAGAAATGCAATGCCTGATAGGTAATGAAAGTTATCATGAAGCCACGCCCCTACCTCAAGCCATTCATGCTCTTTTATCGAGACCGTAATTGAAGGCTTATGCTCACACCAAGTTGTGGCATAAATCTTCCAGAACTTAAGCTGTTGCAGCGCAGTCTTATCCGTTCGACAAATTGCATTTTCTGGCGCAGCCACCGGGAAAGAGAAGATAACATTCTGTGAATTACTTAGATCTACCTCGTTTGGAAAGCCAGCATTGATCATAAATGTTGTAAGCGGGTCTTTAATGTCAGAGCGGACAGTGCGTATATAGTAAGGACTATGACGGGCATGAATACCACTAGCACTATTAACAAGCTGAGAGACAGTACCACTAGGTTTAACACAAGTGATCGCTGCACTAGGATTAATGCCCAGTAGATCAGCGTATTCACGATTGACTTCAACTGCGTAGTCACGTAGGTCATTCAGAAGTTCTTCCAGATTAGGGTTCTCTTCGGTCAAGAGCGGGCAATCTAAAATCCCAGTCAGGGAAACACCAAGAAGCCTTTCTTCCTCTGTATTTTTAGTCCAGATTTTTCTGAGGTATTTGAAATTAGTAAGCGTGGACTGGATAGTGCCAAGGATTGTTGCGGCCTTGATCTTATCCATCAAGGTTTCTTTCGTATCAGAGGGACGGCAGACAACCTCTGTCAAATTACAGAATTGATTTGGCCTGAGAATAATCTCGGAGCATGGGTTTGTCCCGAACTCGTGATCAGGATCACGGCGACCCATCTTACTGACATGATCTTTTGCTGCTTTTCTATTGAAGATACCCCGCTCCCCATTCTTAGACAGGTAGAGAGCCAGCCACTCTTCCATGAATACACCAATATTATCTGGCTTCTCGGTATAGCATACCGAGTTATTAGCCAAGGCCCTTTGTGGATTTGCCTTGTTCCACTCACCTACTTTTGCATTTCTCATACGCAGGTCAGATAGATTAGACAGGGAGATAAGGGCTGATCTACGGACACCACCTACAACAACCACATCTCCGATCTTACACATGATGTCATGACACTGAAGGCTGTTAAGTTTACGCCCCGCTGCATCTTTGAACGTGTCAACAGTAAATCTGAACAGGTCTTCAAGAGGCTCTGGTCCCGAGGCTCGACCGCCAAACACTTTGAGCAAGGCACCAGCAGGTCTGACCTTATCCATGTTCCACTGTGGGATAGATCCCTGATACAGGGACCCGATCAGTTCACGAAAACCTCTGGCCCATCCTTCTTTTGAATCTCCTACATTAATAACTGAGTCTGAATATTCCAAAGTGTCGGAGACAGCGGGTAGCTTATTAATGTAATCTCGTTCGACCGAGAACCCGACCCCTGTCCCGTTCATCAGGATATAGAGACACTCATCAAAAGCCCGTGGATGATCGACCGGTAGATACGAGCAGTTATATCCTGCCACATTCTCTCTCTTCAATGCAGGGCCAGCGGTCATCAGGCATCGCATCGATGGCATGACCTCCAGACTCAGAACCTTGTTTTCCATATACTCTCGGAGTTCTGAGTTAACGATGTCTGGTCCAGTATGTTCCTCAAAAAAGTCAAAGTATCTGGACACTGTCTCTGGAAAAGTCTCTCGACGTTCCTCGTTCTTATCCCATCGTGAATAACGAGATAGGTGAATATATTGTTGATAGGGTGTAGGCAGGTGGTTAGTCATGTTATTGGTCCTTTACTGTTACTAGGTTGATATTAGATCTGACTTGGTAATACTTGTTGTCATCAGAGCCAAGCGTAAAGGTCTCCACAAAAACTTCCGGATCATTACCTCTGTCTCTCCAGTATTTTCTAATAGCCTGTGCCAGCCTAAGACTGTTACTGTAACTACCAAGATAGTCTGGGATTTTTCTGTCGATTTCTAGCATGGCTGAACCCTTATCCTATCACATATCATGGCAAGCACAACGAGAATGCAAGTTTGTCCTTTAACCTTTTTACCTCGGCTTCTAGGCTTTCAATTTGCACAGTCTGGTCATTTAGTTTAGAGCGCATCTTGGTCCCACCGAGTAAGTTCTTTTCAAGGCGTCCATTGAGTTTATCCAAATTGAGCCTTGCCACATCCCCGAGACTAAGATCCATATCAGAGCATAGAGCAGAGACATACCACAGCACGTCACCAATCTCCCCGGCAAGATCATCTTTAATCTCATCCAGCTTAACATCACCCCGTGTGATCTTCTTGATCTTGTTGCAAACTTCTCCAGCCTCTCCGGCCAGACCCATGGCAGGGTACACTACCTTGGCATCATCTGGGTAAACGGCAGTCTTCTTCGCTGCTGCCTGATACACATTAAAATTCAATTCAATCATTGTGTATGTCCAATCAATTTAGTTAGGTACCACTGAGCTTTCTGAAGATCTGTTACGCCGCCTTTGTTTTTATAACGGAACAAATACTTTAGGATGTTTCCCCGAAGATATCCACAGAATTCTTCTTGGGTCAGCTGGTCTTCAAGAATATCAATAACTTCGAGCTTACCAGTTTTGTAGTGCGGGGGGTTGTTAACCATATCAATTTTATCAGACATCTATTGGAACCAAGTTACGGAGTTATTAGTATCTGAGTTAGATACACT